TACTTGTTCATACACATTACGAAACTTCATTTCATCATCATGCGTAATGCCGATACTCATTGCCACATGATCCTTTCTATGACCAAATGCAGGAGCATCAAAGAAACCCACAAGTTGATTGACTGAATATGTTTTTATAAGACAAGTGAACATTCCTAGATCGGCAAGTTCATTTGCCATTTCAAATGTGCCAACGCCGTCCATGTTGGCTGCCATGATAGGAACACCTTTGTATTCTAAAGTTTCAAATGTTCTAAAAAGATCAACTTCTTTTCTTGAACCAAGTTTACTACGCTTGGGACGAATAAGAACATTGTTATAATCAAGTTTGATATCTGGTTCGATTCTCATAGTATATTTTCACTTTCTTCTCAAATCTTTTACATGAGATTTATTGATTCGGCAGTTTATGATGCCATTATAGTAGTCGTCTTTTAGTAACACTTCAAAATCAAACTGAAGTTTTGCTTCCATATAACTCATTTCACCTTTTGATTTACACAAGTGTAATATCTCTCTGTGAAATATATCGGAGCCGTGCTGTTCTACAAGTAACTTCACTTCTTCGGAAGAACCAAAATAATCTTGCCAGTCGGATTCTTTTACGACTGTGCGTTTTCTGGTTTTACCTTTGAGAGGGGGAAGTTTTCGTGTGGACCAAAAGTTTTTCTTTCCGATATATTTCATGTGATTCTGTGTATTTGTTATCTCATACACAAAACCTATATTATCATCAATATCATCGGAAGTAAATACTTTATTTTGGTAATACCACACTATTCTTCATCTTCATCCTCTAATGTAGCATATGCTTCGTTACCACATATGGGACAATAGACTGGTTCCTCATTACTATTATCCACGACAATGGTCGTTTCTGTAGCACATCTATCACATTCTAGATTGTAGTAACTTCTCTTCATTTATTCCTCAAAAAGAAATCTCACAGACCCCTCCGACACAAGCGGAAGAACCCATGGTATCTATATCTGTAAATCTTTTCTCGTTCAGTTGATTATCAAAATCAATCGGAGAAAGATTTTGTTGAATCTTGGTCCAGCGATGGAGAAGATGAACATCTTTCAGACAATGCCCAGCCATTTCTGTATCACCCATGAAATAGTTTTCAGCGAACTTATGGAATCTACGAACCCATTCTTTTCTCAAATCAGAGATTTCTCCATGCGAAACATCATTATATGCGGCATAACTACAAGCATCCCACAAATCTCTGAAGTTTGCTTTTGGTGCTTCTGCTGCAAGACCGGACGCAAAGAATGCCGCATCACCATACTTACTCAGAATTTCATGTGCTGTAAGAACTTCAGTAAATGGTGCTTGAGCAAAATCTTTATCGCCAGAGTTTGCCAAGAATGAAATGCCAGCAAAGTAATGCCGATTATCAAATACATAATCTTCTACTTCGGACCATTGATGTGGAAGAACAGTAACGGTATTTGAAACATTATGACGCAATCTCGAATCGGCACAACGATCTCTGTTTGTACCTGCTTCTACCCAGTTTTGTTGAACAAGTTTAACTTTTTCTAACAAATTTTTACCATAGACTTCATTCTTGAAGATAGCATTCTCAGGCGAAACGACAGGAAACGAAACGCAATAATCTGTATGATTGTTGGACCAAATCGAATCTTCTACCATATATGGATTTGTTTCGGCGATCAGTTGAGCAACTTCAGACTCTTTATTCAGTTGAACATTACGAATATACCGAGGAGAATGTTCGGCATGAATACCAGAAGCGGTTTGAAGAAGAACAGAAGCATTACCAGAAGGTTTCACACAAGTGGTTCTTGCAGCAGGATTGATACCAATCAACTGAGAGACCTCTTCGTTCACTTGATTTACAATAGCAGCACCTTCTTTTTGAATATTTTCATTCAAAAGAACTTCAGGGCTATTCATCCAACCCGTAACAGACACACCTAATAGTGCTTCACGATCAAAGATTTTCTTTGAAGTTTCATCTAGATATTTGAACTCTGTGTAACCTGCTTGAAGTGTGCCAAGAATCGAACCAGCACGACACGCTTTGAAGAACTCTTCTTTTGTCGTGCATTTTGATCCGTTGATTTCGGTGAGATTACAACCTTGCCATCCCGACACACCATCAATCTGAGGATACATGCCGATTTCCACACAAGGGTTTGTCGTAAAGTCTTTGTCGTCCACAAAGAAGAAGCCGGGTTCGCCAAACTCTTTGATAGATCCCATGATTTTCTTGAACTGATCTCTTGTGATTTCATCTCTTACAATCACGGCAGAGTTGTTTGATCGACCTCTTTGTGGATTCTCTTCAAACCAATTACCAGTTTTTGCCTTTGTCATTTCTTCATCGTCTGCCGAGAATAAACAGATTGTGGCAGACCTACGAACACCGCCAGCAAGAACGGCATCAGCGGCGTGCATGGCAATATCATAAACATCAATAGGACGAAGTTTTGTTTCACCCTTGAAGATTCTTGTTTGAATCAAATGTTCAATCTTGTCAAGTGATCTGCGAAGTGGTTCTGGTCCAGGTGCCTTGAATCCTCCAGAAATCATTGCACCTTTTGGACGAATCTTTGACAGGTCAAAATAAACACGACGACCTTCAAAATCTGGAAACTGACCACCCCCAACAAAATAAGATGAAAGAAGAACACCAAGAGCGTCTGCCCAACCTTCAATAGAATCTGCGACTTCCCAACCTTTTGCTTGTTTCTTGCGTTCTTGAATGTTCGGAAGTTTATTAACATGATGTTTTTGAACAGAGAAGCCCGCACCAGCACCGCATAGAAGTACATAGAAAAGTTCAGAGAAGAACCGAGGCCGATCCGCATATGTGGAGGTGCAATTGTACATTCTCATCATGTGCTTGAGAATCTGATCGCCGCCGAACTGTAATGCTCTTTGTGCGCCAAGAACATATTTCAGTTTATAATAAGATTCCGCTTCATCAATCAACCGAGAAAGTGCGGGTGTCATTTTCTCTTTGTAGAAACCGCGATGCATATTCATAACGCGAGTGACGGCTTCTTCCCAAGTCTCATATCGTTCTTTAGTATCGTCCCATCTACTATACCCTTCGTAAAACTTGGTTTGTGACATGATATTACGGGTATCGTAGTCTTTGTGATTTGAGACGACTTTGAGCATGAAAGGGTACTCCTCTGGATGGGTTATAAGACGAAAATAGTATATATAAGGAAAACCATCACATATTGTAGTATGTGATGCTCTTGTAACAAAATGTTATTGTGTTTTTATGGATTCTTCGTAGTAAACAATGATACTTTTTTGTTGCTTGATATAACGACGAAGTTCCTGAACATTCAACGAAATGTTTTCATAATCGCGAACAGACATTGCCACAAATACCAACTGAAGATTTTTCTTCTTGAATTCTGTAATGAACTCATCCAGATTTTCTTCGGTGACAACAAAAAATTTTACATCATTCAAAGAAACGGGTTTAGGGCGAGGCTGAATCGCGATAGGTTTTTGAACAATGGGATCGATATCTACAGGAGGTTTTTCTGTACACCCACTAATTAACGGTATCAGAAATGATATCATCAAATACTTTTTTAGTGCCATCATTTATCCTATTCTCTATAAGACCAGGTTTCTCAATCGCGAGTCTTGTTAAATCGTGATCTGCTAAAATTTTTCTCAATTCAACTAAACCTTCATCAGCATTTTGAAGGTCTATCGTAAGATTATTTATTCGTTCTTCTTGTTCTTTCGCGGACTTCTGAAGGAAATCTACGGTCGTAATAAGTGATTCATTTTTCTGAACCAACTGGGCATTCAATGACGCGAGATTTTCAATACGTTTTTGCATATAATAGACGCCGCCCGAAGCAGCGCCTATGATTAATACTATCGCTATTATAATATAGATTCTCACATTTGTAAACCTTTATTTTAAGGTGCGGGTGGAAAATAATTCCTTTGACCGTGATAAGCACCTGACCCATATTTCATTGATCTGGTCATAGGTCTTGGTGATGTTTTGGGGGCTGATGTTGGTCTGGTCTTAGGTCTTGGTGATGTTTTGGGGGCTGATGTTGGTCTTGGTTCCGGACGAACTTCAGGAGTTGTTGTGAATTTTCCAGTAGCATCTGGACGATATATTGCAGTATCCCGTGTCACATCTTCTTTCATATTAATATTATATCTTCGGAGGATTTCACTTATCTTTTTTTTCTTTTTCTTGTTTGGTCCCATGTTCGCAGTATCAGCAGGAATTCCAGCAGATGCCGCCGTATTACTTGGTGCTGCTCCCGCTTCTTCTTCATAAAGATGATCATATGATTCTATATTTAATAACCTCTTGATAAATCCGCGGCCAAGATTCGGAGCGGATGCCCCTCTGCCACCACCAACTTTCGGAAAACCACCATCACCTTGTTGTCCAAATTTTATTTTGCCTTCAGGTGGAGTTCTTGTTACACCACCTAAAGTTGGGCGTGGTTTAGGTTTGTTGGTGTCAACTCTATGTGTGTCTTTTAATTTGAGAGTTCCAGACGCTTTTCCCCCAGTATCAGGAACAAGTTGACCAGACCTCAATCGCAAGGTACTTTGCTGCTGTTTGGCCAGTTCCGCTTTCCCTTTCTTCCAATTCGCTTCTGCCTGTTTTGCGGCCCTGGCATTATGCGTCTTTCGCTCGTCCGGGGTCATTTTTTTGTATGCATCTATTTGATTTTGCATTTCAGCGTTGTGAGCGGCAATCTTATTCGCTAATTTTGCCCGCATTTCATCGGTATATTTACCTTCAGTTAAACCTCTTTTTCTCATGGTATTGTATAACCTCTCTATTTCTTTTACTGAAAGGTCTGTATTTACTGATCTTTTAATATCCAGTATATGCCCTCTCAAGGATTGTCTATTGGATTTGTCAGATTTTACTTTCTTGTTGAGATGTTTTAATATAAGATTTCTGAAATCGCTTCTCTTTCCGTGAGGAGTATTAAATCCTACGGCAAGGGATTCACTCATGTTTCTTTGTGCTTTAATCCAGTCTTTTGCTGCTTTTGTATCTGCTGGTTTCTTAGACCAATCACTGATCTTCTTGTAAACATTCGTAGTTTGTTGGTTCCAGTTCGATCCTTCGCTATTATCAACGACAAAAAAGTTTTGACGACCAAACATTTTTTGAAATGCGCCAATATTCTTTTGAACTTCAAGCCACATATCCTTGACTTGTTTATCGGGTAATGTTCTTGCTCTTTGTCTGTTTCTCAATAAAGCAGTATCTAAATCCGTATTGACAAAAATCATCGCTATTTCATATCCGATTTTTTGAAACTGGGATATTTGTTTTTTGATTTTGTTTATGTCTCTACCAGTACCGTCAATGACAATACCAAGACGACCCTTTTGATAAAGTTTCTGTTTTTTGGCGGTTAATGCTTTTGCTCTGTCCCGAATATCCTGTCCTTTAGGCGAATAGATATTTTCGGGTGTTGGTTTCATACCTGCTTGAGCAAGTTTGATTTCGTAAGCATCGTCTGAGTTCACAACTCTAAAACCCAATGGACCTAAAGCAGTTTTACCTACAATAAAAGATTTTCCAGAACCCGGTCCGCCCGCTAAAAATACTGCTTTGAATATTGCGGGATCGTTGACGCCTTCTAAAATTTGTTCTTCTTCTAACATCTCTTTATCTCTCTCAGTTTTTCCACGACATGTTGGTCCATGGGTATGTTTGTGTATTGATCATTTCTTATCGCTTCTAAAAATATCAAAAATGGATTTAATGCATTCCAGTGTATTGCCTCAATCTTGACATTTAATATTTTAAGACCCGCTTCATAACCAAATACATTAAATATCACAATCAAATGATTTAGAATAAGTCTTTCTGGTAAATCACCTGTATCATAATAACGATTCAATAATCTCTTGACGTATTTGAATCGTTTCAAATCATCATAAAATTCCTCAATGTCAATTCCCTTTGGAGTATAATAATGTAATGCGGCGTATTCTATCAAATCATCTTCCAAAATATTATTCAAATCATCGTTATTCATAGTTTTATTTTTATCTAAATTTTGTTTTAAAGTTCGGATCTAATCCTCTAGTTAAAAATTGCTGGATTATTGACCTGAACATTGTCTACTTCTCTTTTTTTCCAGTAATTAGATCAACTGCCGAGGCCTCACCCAAAAGACTCTTCGCCATATGTTCATGAAATTTCCGGTCTTTACCCTCTGTCTCTTTCGCCTTACGTTCATGATATTTTCCCTTCAACTTTCGCAAATGCGCAAGATATTCTTCACCGCCGGCAGGATTTGATATTCTAGAGTATGCGCCAGTTCTGCGGCCCGTCATAGGATTGAATGATCTCGTATTGCGTAAAGACATTTTTATCTCCCGAATAAACTCTTAACTTGTTCCAGAAGCGTCTCTTTACGAAGTCTACGATCAAGTTCAACGCCTTTTGTTCTTGCGACTTCTTCAAGTTCTACCTTTGTCATATGTTCCAAAACAAAATCTTCTTCTGATGTTGGTGCTTCTGTTAGCATTTGCGGTGTTGGAATCATTTCTTCTTTCACTCCATAAAATTCATCAATATCTTCTTGCGAAATCCTAGCAGGCTTCAACATCTCTCCCGTGCGAGGATGTCTCCAACCATTTGGCGAAGGCACAGCATGTTTTGCCCAGTTTGGAGGTGATATAGCCATGACTTATGCCTTTACCGACACATCAACCTGACCAGTCTTGAAACCATCATCTTCTTTTCTTGATGCTCTTGCTGTAATGTCTTCAGGTTTGTTGATGATTTTCTTATCACCTTTTGAGGAATCTCCTCTACGACCGGCAGCAACTTTGACATTCGTGGCACGGAACGCATCCCAAGTTCTTTTTTCTACTTCAGGTTCGTTCACATCTTTTGGCATTGGAGTTTGCCGGTCCATCTCTCTTTTTGCTGAAGGGGAAAGACCTTCACCTCTTGGTGACCCGTTGTTCATATTACCGTGATCAGCGCCGGCAGATTCTCCGAATGTTATTTGTGTTGGGTTCTTGACATATTTTTCACCAGCTATATTCGTTTGATATTCTTTACCCTTCCACTTGAATACACCCCCGGCCCCACCTTGCTTTTTACGAGCAATTCTAAAAGCGTCAGCGAAACTTTTTGGTTGAGTAGCAGAAGTAGTAGAAGTAGTAGACGACTTAGCGAGATCGTTGGGTCGTGATTTTGGTCTTGGCACCCGCAGGCTTGTCGGATTTGTCTGTTTTTTCGGCGGCTGATCTTTTGTGATCGAATATCCAGGTTTTTTTGGTGGCGACGATAACGTATAACCTAAGTATCGTGGATTCCGGGGATCGTCTGTGCCGCCAGAGCCTCTTCCAGTGGTACTGGGAATTTTTATTTCGGCGGATTTTTCCGTGAAATACAAATACGCCTCGGCGATTTCGTCATAATCTTGTTCTGAAATATCATCTAGACCATTTTCTTCCATGTAAGCCTCGATGATTTCGTCCATAAGTTCTTTGTTCATGTTACAATTCCTTTTTATTTGTATTTATAGTTTAGATAACTTCATGGATAAAATTCTGTTAATGTGTTCCAAAATGGGTGACAATTATGTCTTAAAGTTATTTTTAGATCACCTTTTGATATAATTTCATATTTTTTGTATTCGGGCGACCCCCACGAAAAAATCCACGGACCAGCAACATAAGTTCCTATAGGTCTTGTGCTATCCGTCTGCCCTTGGTCATCACTAAACTCAATGTTCAATTTTTCGTTTTTTGCTGATGCAAACATACCAATATATGCACAGTTTCTTATTTTCTTAAAATCCACATATAATATAAGGCTACCATCTTCTGAATTTGAATGATCTATAACTTTCATTTTTGTTGTAACTGGCAACCATTTGCCTTCTAGGATCGGCAGCTTTGGCCAATATACTGGAAAGAAAGCAAGAATAATCAGAACCACAAAAAGTTTATTGAATGTTGGTTTAAATAAAAATCTGAATATTTTATTAGTTAACAACGTTAAGTCCTCCATTTAACACAAAGGCCATGATACCGGCAATTAAAATACTAATAATAAGCCATATTACTTTCTTGATGTAAGAAAATAATTCTTGATGCTCTTTTTCTAATCTCTCAGTTCTGTAAATCAAGAGTTCTACTTTTGTGTATAACTTTTGTAATAACTGTTCGTTATCATCTGGGTTCATAAATATTTCTCCTAAAATGTTCTAATTATGAAATATGTAATCACTCAGAATTATGTTTTTTTTCATGTCTTGCCAGCATTGCCCTAGCTAGCCCCTCTTTTTCTGGCCTCTCGTCTTTCTTTTTCCTTGACGAGTTGATCATATGTTGGCAATATCGTTTTCGCATTATTCTTCGTCTTTTGTGGCATTCTTTATATATTTTGTCAGTTTTTTTGTGAGATTTCGTATAAGTTACGCATTTGGATCAATTCTTCTTTTCAGTTTTTCTCTGAAATCATTTATTCTAGCATTATCCAATTCTCTGTCATCTCTTTCGGCAGATTGGTTTTTTCCTATCAAATTTTTTCTGGCCCCAAGAACTTTTTCAACTTTTTCTCTGTTTTTCTGTGATCTTAATTTGGCATAATAGAATTTGCCTCTTGTCTCTACAATATCGCGCTTTTCTTGTCCAGGTGTCAGTTTTCTCGCCTTTTTAGATGCTTCAGGTGTACCCCATTCGGGTTTGTTTTTATACCATCTGTCTGTCTTTTCTTCTATTATGGAAACATCATTCAACCATTTACGAGATTGGTTACCTTTCGCATCTTCAACGATAAGATAATTGGCACCACAATATGATACGACATATTCATTACCATCTTTATCTTCTACCAAATCACCAGGAAGATACAAATCACCTTTGATGTATTGTTCACGGGCATCAGATACTTTGTCTAATCTAACATGATTTCTGTAGTTCGTGGATTCTTTGAGACCCATACCAAGACGAACATCGTTGAACATTTTCTTTGAGTCTTTCAAAGAAATCTCGGACGGTATGCCTTTTGAGAATGATGAGAAATCATTGTCTCCAGCAGCGGCTCTCATTTTAGATGCCGACATACCAGTCACACCTTCAGCATCAGGATCTCTTTCTCCCGCAGAAACAACATTGATGGATTTGAAGTTGTAGAATCCGTGCCGCCCCTTGACATTATTATATTTGTTCAATAGAATATTGAATTCACGAATTCTGTCCGAGCCAACAACCATCGTGATATCCGTGAAACCTTCGTTGTGTAACTTTGTGGCAATATCAAATACATTGATCAGTTTCGGATCGTATATAATTGATCTACCATGTTTCGCAAACATCTTTCTCGCCCATTTGACTTTATCGCGATAAGATAATGGGTTCTTTTTGGGGTCATGCGATTGCGACAAATACATTCTATACTGATTAGGACCAGATACAGATTTCATTTTATCTAATAACTTACCATGACCAATAGTCGGGGGATTCAACCGACCAAAGGAGAAAGTAATGGCACTCTTGCCTTCAACTAAGTATCTAGAAAAACTTTTCATTGTTTCGCTCTGTGTCTCTCAACTTCTCTTTTACGAACGTCTTTGAGCATTTTCATTGCTACCATTTGAATTCGTTTTTTCATAGCAGGAGTATTCAATTTCTTTTCAAGTTCCTGCTTTCTTGCTGGCGAGAGTTCTTCTTTTGGTATACCTTTAGTCAGTCTTTTAAGAATGAATTTTCTAGCAGTCTTGATTGCTCTACGCTTCAAAGTTTCCATATTTGCCATTCGGCGCTTGGCTCTTTTTTGACCCATCTCAATCTTCTTATGAACCCTTTTCATAATTCTGGCTCTTTTGAGTCTTTGTGCCATATTCAATGCTTCATCAAGTTCAACATCTTCATTTCTTGGTTTATAATTAAGAAACTTACCGTGTTGTCTTAATCTACGGTGCATTTTCTCCATAGATTTTTCAGCCTCTTCAGGCGTCTTTGGTTTTCTTTCCCATTCTTTTTCTAAATCTTCTTTTGCTTTCTTTCTAGCACGATCAGCAAGATATGCGGAAATCTCATCTAGTTGAACATCTTCTTTTGTGAGTCTTTTCCACGCTTCTTTGCTTGGATATCCTTCTTCACCTGGTTTTGCGGGAGGTTCACCTCTTTCGCGTTTTTTACGAATACGATCCCAGAGTCCAAGTTTCTTACCTTCATCAAGGTCGACTTCTTCTTTCATTGCCGCTTTTTTGTGTGCTAATGCTTGAAGTTCCGCATTCAGTTTATTCCATAGTGCCAAGTTTCCTGCTTTTTTTGCTCTCCACATTTTAGCGCGAAGAGAACGCGATTCATCCGTTCCGACTGAAATTTTTCCCATTCGAGTATCTGGATTAATAGAAGGTAAAAGACCTTCAGTAACTCGTTTCGCGGCCGCAGTAGCAATCGCCATCTTCTTAGACATAGGCATATCTGGATGGTCCCTTTCTATTGCTTTGGCAATCTCTTCGCGTTTCTTCTTTTCATCAGGAGTTAATGTTCTCTCGCCAAGAACACCAGACCTACGTCTTCTCATTCTATGTTGAAAGTAACCATCAGGATCATCACGATCCGGATCGAAATGTGCTACAAAATCTTTGAAGTTTAACTTATCCATAGGATTATTCCACTGCTTCTGGATCTTTACCCATACCTTTGATCCGGAAATATTTCTTCAGGTCCGTCTTAGTGATTCTTGTAACATCGCCAATCGAATCTGGTCTACGAAGCAGTTTACGGAGTTTCATCTTCACTTCGCCTGGGTTCTTTGCGTCAATAAACATAGGTGGAAGACCGTCTACATTAACTTTGTAGTCGATGGTTGCTTCATCAATTGATTCTTTCTTCATTTTATACATAGGACAATCTTCGTCATGTTCGTCATCATCTTCCATATCACAATCACATTCTTTTTCCTCTTTCTTCATCGCTTTCTTGATTGTTTTACGACGATTGTGCAGATATTCATCCGATTCATCTTCGTCACCATCATTGTCAATATCAGCGTCTAGGCGATCTTCCCAGTCACCTTCTAACTCTTTTGCGTCAACTGGATCCAGTTTCTTTTTCTTCTCAGTCAAGTTCAAAGATTCATTCAAACGAAGATCATAAATGTTGATTCGATTTTCGGTAAGTTGACTTACTCTTGCTTTAGCCTCGGCAATTTTTTGTTTATTGTTCATTTTTATTTGTACCCCATTTGATTTATTTTTCCCAACCTTTCACAATGTCCGGCGAGAAGTTGTTATAAGAAAACTCCATTCTATCAACAATTTTTAATGCTGAACCAGAAAGTTTGTCTATCGCAACATAACCTTCAGGGCCAGTAGTCTTGTATCCTCTATTTGTTCTTACGAAAGTCTTGACTTTCGACAATCTATTAAGTATATTTATAATAATTAGTTTTGCATCTATGATTGCTTTTTGAAAATCGAACAACAGTTTTATAGAAATCTTGTTTCTGGGCGAGAAAAATGTCATGATATTTGCCAGTTTTTCTCTTCTAGGCGTTTTACCTTTTTCTGTTTTCAGTTGCGATATTTCATCATGAAACTTTCTCTGTATCCATAATATCAAATTGTTCGTATGCTTTGCGGTGTCTTGAATGACTTGACCACTTCGAACAAATGTGTTGTTGTATTGTTCAATCAATCTT